GTTACAGAGTACCTAACGGGTAGTCTCTAAGTACTCAGGTATGAATACACTCAGCGTCGAATTGTTAGAGCGATCAGACCCTAATTTCTACGCCGAGCTCACTACTCAGCTACAGAACGCTTACCTCAAGACAATCGATACGACAGTCAATGCCGCGCTAATTACAGCCGGTACCGTTGCTACTACTGCTCAGGCTGCTACATCTGCCGGCATTATTGGTTACACATCTGAAGCGTCTAGACTTGTCTATGAAGCTACTGGCTATTTTGCTAGCAACTACATTGCTAACGGTTCACAGTGGCAATTACTACTCGGTGCTGTAGATTCCACCGGGCGACCAATTTACAGCGCCTCTAATCCAATGAATAACGCAGGCGGCGTAACAGCTAACTCAATTCGCGGCAACGTTCTCGGTCTTGATCTTTACGTAGATAAGAACTTCGCAGCTACTACGACTGTAGACGATTCTGCAATCATCCTCGCACCCGAAGCGTTTACCGTTTATCAGAGCCCACAGGCTTACATGAGCGTAAACGTCGTAAGCAACTTGCAAGTACAGGTAGCGATCTACGGCTACATGGCAACAATCGCCAAGATGCCTAAGGGAATTATCCGCTATAACTTCACCTAAGCAATAACCCTAATAGTCGGTAGGGCTCCTAGCCCTATGAGCCCTACCGGCCTTTTTTTAAGATTGGAGTAGAGATGCCAGCGACTTACGTCACCGAGGCCGAGCTAAGAGCTAACCTTGGTATTGAAAACTTGTATTCGAGCGATATAGTCGAGACATGCTGCCAGACTGCTCAAGATTTACTTAACCAATTTCTTTGGTTTGATTCTGCACCTGTAGTCGGTACTGCTCTACAAAGTAACGTAGCTACGGTTATGATCGCTAATCCCGCAATCTTTAGCACCGGGGACTCGATAACCTTGAGTGGATGCGGCTCAACCTTTAACGGCACTTACACAGTAACCGGCACGATCCCGTGGACTGCCGGTACGGCCACTAGCTTTCCATCAATAGCGTTTAATACCTACGCCTTTAATTGGCCTCAGGGTTACAGCTTTATTCAATTCGCTAAGATTGCCGCTAACTCTAATTTTAATCGAGTACTCCCCTACGGCTCAGCCGTTGGAGCAGATACAAAGACCAACACGTACGCGACTACACCTGCGGTTCGCGAGGCCGCGATGATCCTCGCCGTTGATATTTTCCAAGCTCGACAAGTCTCACAAACCGGCGGCGTAACGATCGATGGCTTTAGCCCGTCACCTTATCGAATGGGCAATTCGATGATCGGCAAGGTAAGAGCTTTATTATCCGGCTATCAAAATCCTAACTCGATGGTGGGCTAAAGATGCCAGCGGCCATTACTACCCTACGAGCTAATCTAGCTACAGCCCTTGCTAATGCGAGTGTGTGGAATACCTACGCGTTTCCGCCTCCAACTATTACAGCTAATAGCGTAATCGTGGCTCCTAGCGATCCTTACATAACTCCTAATAATAATACGTATAACACGATCTCACCTTTAGCTAACCTTAAAATTATTATGACAGTACCGATGCTAGATAACCAAGGGAACTTAAACGGTATTGAAACTTTAGCGGTGGCAGTCTTTAATAAACTTGTCGCCTCTACGATCGTAATGAATGTTGGCAGTATGTCGGCTCCCTCAGTGCTTAGCGTACAGAGCGGCGACTTGCTTACTGCCAGTTTTGACATATCCGTACTAACGAGCTGGAGTTAAATAATGACAGATATAGAGCAGTGGGAAAAAGAAAAAAACCTATTTATGGAAATGATAGGCGAAACCAAATCAATGGCTGCAAAGTCAATAACTAAGAAAGATGAGGAATAAACCGTGTCAGTATATCTAAGTAACGGAGTGGTACTCACTGTAAACGCGGTGGACCTCTCAAGTTTAGTCAGTAGCGTGACAATAAATAGAACCGTAGACGAGTTAGAAACCACAAGTATGGGCCAGAGTGGTCACACTTATGTTGCTGGGTTGGAAGCCTCATCTATTACTATCGAGTTTTATAATGATGATGCCGCCTCTAAAACACTACAGACATTAAACTCATCTTCAGTATTTGGTAAGAATGTTACTGTCACTGCAAAACAAACTTCAGCGGTCACATCTGCCGCTAATCCATTATATACGATGACATGCCTCGTAAACGGAGTCACACCAATTAACGGCGCAGTCGGAGACCTATCGACTCAATCTGTAACGTGGAATGTATCCGGCACTATCGCTATCACTACTTCATAATCCAATTAAACAAAGGGGCAAAAAATGGCAAAACTAATCGTAACGATGGTAGATGGAGCAGTACACGATATTGAGATAACACCTCGACTAGAGTACGCGTTCGAGTTATATGCAAAAAAGGGCTTTCACAAATCTTTTAGAGATGATGAAATGCAAACCTCGGTCTATTGGTTATCGTGGGAGGGGCTACGATTAAGCGGCGTAGTAGTTAAACCTTTTGGCCCAGATTACCTCGACACCCTAAAAAGTGTGGAGGTTGCCGAGTCAGACCCTTTAGCTTAGACAGGGAGAGCCTGCACTATCTCATAGCTCGATTAAGTATTGAGACGGCTATCCCTCCTCAAGCTTTAATAGATTTAGATGCGTCAATGTTACAAATGTTATTAAAAGCGTTAAAGGATCGAGCAAAGGAGCAAGCGGATGCCTATAGAAGTAAAAGGCGTTAAGCAGACTATCAAAGCCATCCGTAAAGTTGATCCCGAGCTGCTTAAAGAAATGAATAAACAAATAAAAGCGATCATGCTGCCAATTAGAGATAAGGCTCGAGGATATGCTCCATCGCCTCAGCCGGATAATCTTTATGCGTGGAATGAAAATAGCGAGGGTAAGACTATTACGGCAAAAAACTCAGCCTTTAGAAATTTTAATACTGAAGGCCGGGTCCGACTCTTTCCACTTTATGACTATGCAACCGTAAAAAAAGGTATTTTTTATGCTCAACCTGCCGGTGAAAAGAATAAAAACGGATGGCGAGCTCTGTATTACGTAGGTAATAAATCCGCTGCCGGTGCTATTTATGAGACAGCTGGGCGAGCTGGCAATAGCTCGCGCAACGGCTATCGCTCAAATAACCCTGAGGCCGGCAATCATTTTGTGAGTCGAATGGGACCTCTTTACGGTAGCAAGCGCGAGGAGCGTGGCCGCATGATCTTTAGAGCGTGGGCTGAGGATGAGGGCAAGGCTCAGGCGGCAGTCATTAAAGCGATCGAAAACACGATAGCGGCCTTTAATAAAGGCAACTACACAAAGGCTGCATGATGGCTACGTTACCTAGTTTAGTCGTAAGCGCTGTAACTACCTTCGATGGCAAGGCGCTAAAAAAGGGCAGTAAAGAAATATCGTCTTTTGAGAAAGGCGCAAAAAAAGCGGCTGGAGCACTTGCCGCCGCGTTTAGTGTTGATGCCATTATTAGATTCGGTAAGGAAGCAGCTAAGGCTTTTATAGCAGATCAAAAAGCCGCCTCTCAGTTAGCCGTATCCGTAAAAAATTTAGGTTTAGCATTTGAGACTCCTAAGATCGAGCGTTTTATATCGGAGTTATCTCAAGCCTCAGGGGTAGCCGATGACATGCTTCGGCCGTCTATGCAAAAACTATTACAGACCACGGGCTCAGTTACTAAGTCTCAAGAATTACTTACACAAGCGTTAGACATAAGTCGGGGATCCGGTGTCGAGTACGAGAGCGTAGTAGGCGATTTAGCCTCCGCGTATGTAGGTAATACTAAGGGTCTTAAAAAATATTCTCTAGGACTTACTAACGCTGAACTCAAGACGATGAGTTTCTCCGACGTGCAGAGTAAACTCACTGCACAATTTAGCGGTGCTAGTGCCGCATATCTAACTACTTATGCAGGTCAAATAGAGTTACTTGGTACCGCCGCCGGTGAGGCTAAAGAGAGTATAGGTAAGGGCTTAGTAACCGCTTTACAATTATTAGCCGGTGAAGGTAATACCGTCCAACCTTTAGCGGACTCTATGCAAGATTTTGGTACCTATGTAGGCGATGCAATTATAGGTACGGGCGTACTTATAGATAAATTAAATAAGATTCCTGGTATGGGCGGTAAGGGCGGCAAAGTTGCCGGATATTCTTCACCTTTTGCTACTGCTATAAGTGTAATCAAAAAGGGATTAGACGAATTAAGTAAATCTGGCGCAGAATATACCGCGGCTCGTACTATACCTACACAGGGATACTACGGATCTATGGCGGTCGGTATTTATCCTACGGCGGCTGAGGAGGCTAAGCGAAAAAAGGCGGAGGCGGATGCTCTCAAACGGCAAAAGGATCTAGCAGCTCTTACGGCCAAAGGCTTAGCCGAGGCCAAGAAAAAGGCCGCGTTAGAAAAATCTGCTGGAATTTTAGACTTAGAGCGTATTGGTATAGCCGCTGCGCTTAAGGGACAGATTAGCGAGACTGATCGCCTATCCCTTAACTTGCAGCTAGCACTTTTAGATAAAAACGATACAGCCGCTACTAAGTTAGCCGGTCAATTAACGGAGGCAGTAAAGCGGCAAAACGATCTAAACGCTTTATTACTAGCTACGCCTGAGGCTCCTAACCCGTACCGTAATTGGTACCCGCCTAATTTTGGTACGCCAATACCTCCGGGTGTGACCCTGCCACAATATCCACCATCGGTTAAAAACCCGTACGGGCCTTACCCGCCCAACCTAGTACCGGATATGCCTAGCGATAGCGTGAGAGATTTTGGGCCCGGCGGCGGATTAAGAGCAGGCGTAATCGCTGGAGTTACTGGGCAACCTAGCTATACACCGCCGATCAATATAACCGTAGAGCTCGACGGTCAAACGGTAGGTGGAGCCATCCGTGACTCCTCTATTAATGACTCACTATCTGGATCTTTTAACACGGTTAATAGAGGCAACTTTAGAGGAGCGGTAGCTACCTAATGGCCTTACCTGCAACGATCTCAGTGTCATTCGATTTCAGCCAAGGCGCTACATTCGGCTATCCGTTTACAGTGGGCGATTCTAAGTACGGCGTTATCGGCGTAAATCAATTCGCCTCGAGTGAAGTGCCAGAGCCTGTAGTCGATCTGAGCGACCAAACTAGATCAATCAAAATTAGCCGTGGCCGTAACGTCATGCGTGATACCTACGAGACTGGCACCTGTACGGTAAGAGTGATCGATCAAAATGGAGACTTCAATCCTCAGAATACGGCTAGCCCGTATTACGGCTACCTCACTCCCCTAAGAAAGATCCGCGTAGCTGCAACCACCTCTACATCCCAAAAGTTTTTATTTTCAGGCTATGTCGATTCATATAACTATTCTTATCCAACGGGCCAAGAATTAGGGTATGTAGATATTGTCTGCTCGGATGCTTTTAGATTATTTCAGATGGCTAACGTGGCAACCGTTACCGATGCTACAGCTGGTCAGACTACGGGTACACGTATCGGCAAGATCCTCGATCAAGTCTCATTCCCTACATCGATGCGTACAGTCGATGCCGGTAGTACGACGGTGCAGGCTGATCCGGGGACAGCTCGTACATCGCTTGCAGCTCTCAAGGCGGCCGAGTTTGCCGAGCAGGGGGCCTTTTACATAAAGGCCGATGGTACGGCTGAGTTTAGAGATCGCACGGATGTATCCGGCACTTTAGCCAATGCCGCAATCGCCTTTAACCAAACTACAGGGATACCGGCAAGTGATCTCAAATACGCCTTTGACGATAAATTAATTATCAATCAATCCTCTATGACTCGGATTAGCGGCAGTGCTCAAGTAGTAAGTAATGCCACCTCATCGGCTAAGTACTTCCCTCACGGTACGACAATTACCGAGATGATCCCGGAGACCGATGCACAGGTACTAGACATAGCCCGGATCTATGTAGCTACTAGAGCCGAGACCACTATGCGGATCGATGCCATGACCGTCGATTTATTAAATACGTCAGTGCCTACCGATACGATGATCGGGCTTGAGTATTTCGATAACGTCACTATTACCGACGAGCAGCCCGGCGGCAGTTACATAACTAAGACCCTACAGGTGCAGGGACTAGCGTGGCAGATCACCCCTAACGAAATGAAATGCACCGTAACTACCCTCGAGCCAATCGTCGAGGCTTTTATCGTTGGATCAAGTACTTACGGGATAATCGGACAATCGATTATGGGATATTAGGGGGTTCAGATGGTTGTAGGTATGCCGGCCGTTACGGGAGATATCTTTACAGCGGCAGATTATAATTCTTTAGTAGCTTTTACTCTCAATGCACAGACAGGCACTACTTATACGACGGTACTTAATGACCAATATCAGGTACTTATTACGCAATCTAATGCCTCAGCTAATGCCATTAAAATACCTACTAATGCCTCTGTTGCTTTTCCAATTGGCACAGTACTTACAATTCTTAATATAGGCGTAGGCGCTTGTACTATATCGGCAGTGACTCCAGGAACTACTACAATTCTCTCGGCAGGCACAGTCCCTGCCGCGCCTACGCTTGCACAATATAGAAGCGCTGCATGCATTAAAACAGGCACAGACGCTTGGTACGTCGTCGGGGCTATTGGCTAATGCTCAATAATTGCTTAGCATTTTATAGCAGACCTAACCTAGTGGTTCCCCCATCTTCTGTAGATTATCTAGTCGTCGCAGGTGGCGGCGGCGGTGCTAATGGTGGTTCAGCAGGCGGAGGTGCAGGTGGATTTAGAACTGCTGCAAGTTTCTCAATCGGTGCAAGTTTTACAGTAACAATTGGCGCTGGCGGTGCAGGCGGAGTTAATCCAATCGGTAACGCAGATGGAACAGTAGGATCAGATTCAGTATTTTCATCTATTACTTCAGCAGGTGGAGGTTTCGCTTCATCAAGTGGTGCACGAAATGGTGGCAACGGCGGTTCAGGCGGCGGCGGATATAACGGGAGCAGCGGCGGAACAGGTAACACTCCGAGTGCTTCACCTTCTCAAGGCAACAATGGCGGTTCAGGCAATAGTGCAGCTCCTAATTACGGTGGTGGTGGCGGCGGCGGAGCAAGTGCAGTAGGTGCAAACGGAACTAGCACTGCAGGCGGCAATGGCGGCGCAGGAACTGCTAATAGTTATTCAGGCGCATCCGTAACTTATGCAGGCGGCGGAGGCGCGGCGACTTATCAAGGAGGAACTGCTGGACTCGGTGGAAGCAGTATTGGTGGAAACGCTGGTGCAGCAGGTACAAATAATTCAGGCGCAGCAGGTGTAGTAAATACTGGATCTGGTGGAGGCGGAGCTGCATATCAAAGTTCATTCGCAGGTTCAGGAGGTAATGGCGGATCGGGAATTGTGATAATTCGCTACGCCGATACATTCCCAGATTTGACTACAATTGCAGGAACACTAGTTTACACAAAGACTACAACAGGTGGTTTTAAGATTTACTCATTCACATCTGGAACGGGAACGGTGACTGTCTAATGGCTCACTATGCATTTTTAGATGAGAATAATATCGTTACCGAGGTTATTACAGGCCGCGATGAGTGGGAAATCATAGACGGCATAACTGATTGGGAGCAGGCGTACGGAGAAATCCGAGGACAAGTATGTAAACGTACAAGTTATAACGGCAACATTAGATATAACTATGCCGGAATCGGTTATAAATACGATGAAGTTTTTGATGCATTTATTCCGCCTGAGCCAAAGTGCGGACATTCTGAAAT